ATCCAGAAATGCGATTATTCCATTAGCTATATGGACAAGTTTCGCAACTTATATTAATATGTACGAGGCATTTATTTAAAGATAAAACAGTATCGTAATAAATGATACGCGAATATGCCGAACACGTATATAAAGTACTGGGTCCCGGGTATAGCGAGCGTGTTTATCACAACGCGTTGGAAGTTATCTTTAGAAAAAACGGGGTACCCTACGAAACGGAGAGAATAGTTCCTATCGTGTTTGAAGGACACACAATAGGAAATCTTCGCGCCGATATAATTATAAATAACAAAACTGTACTCGAACTCAAATCGGTAAAAACCGTGAATGACGTTATGATCACACAGGCACAAAATTACCTCAAACTTACGGGTCTTACTGAGGCGTACCTGATAAATTTTCCTCCGGCACAGGGTGTGGCTCTTGAAGTTCATCACGTTGGTTTAAATAATACATAACAGGTATCATCTGGTATATCTTTTTCCAATCACTTTTGGATTCCTCGTAATACTTTTTAGGGTCTTTAAGCCCTTCGGTTATAATTTCGTTTATCTTTTCTGTGTAGAAGCGGATTTCTTCTAAACAGAAATTATAATACGGTTCTTTATTATTCATTACATGTAGTAAATCTTTATTTTTTAAGCTTGTAATTTATGTTTTGAAAAAGTTCGGGATTGTTTCGTTTTTTTACCGCGAAATTTTTGAGCATGTTACTCAAACTATTATACGAGACACCTTGACGCAGTGGGTTTAATCTCGCCTTTGATTTTGGTTTTGGTGTCTTTGGTTTTGGTGACTTTGGTTTTGGTGACTTTGGTTTTGGTGACTTTGCCATTTTTTACTATTACCTTTTATTTTTTTTTCTGACTCCTTGTTTTTGGTCTTTTTTTAGGACTCGGTTTGTTGTTTCTAAGTGGACTCAATGGTCTTAATTGTAAATCTTTAATGTTCATGTTCACGTTTCTGTGTGGTTTTTCAAACAAACTGAGCCATTTGTTTTTTTTATTAATATGATTTATGAGTTTGTTAATATATTCCATTTGTTTTTTATCCGAAGGTTGGTTTAGAAGGTGAGTATAAAATTTAATCTTATCATTGTCGTTAGGTAATCTACTTTCAATAAACTTAATTTTTATTTCGACTTCTTTAGAAATCATATATATATTATACACAACATTTTTTCTAAATTGTCGGTATATATTCCCATCTGAGTTCTTCGCATATCTTTTTCCATATGACGTCTTGTTGGTACAACTTTTCCTTAGACTTGAGTAAAGGGAAATATTTAAGGTAAGAATCTTCACTCAAAAGTTCACAAAATTTATACAAAACGTACGAGTAACTCAAAAAGTTTTTACGTTCGCTCGGACAATTATCATCGAACGGTTTTTGGATATCCTTAAACATTATACGTAAACGTTCCTCGAGTTCTTGAGGCATTTTCGGGGGCGATATTCCACTCAAAATGTTCGTAATATATGGAACGTGTTCGTAATACTTGTTGAGTTTGAGTTTCTTAAGTAAACTACGAACGCGTGCGTGTGTGATTTCCTCGACAACCTTTATTTTAATTTTTTTGAGTTCCGTCCTTAGTTGGTCTATAACATCTTGCGGTATGTTCGTAGTTTCTTGTGCTTGAAATTGTGATAACCATTCGTTAAAATGGTTCTCGCGTTTATACGAATAATTGACAATTTTCTCGGACGTTTCCTGTTCTTCCCTATACGTAAGTTCTTCGCTTATGAGTGTTGCAATTATCATACCACAGTTATCACACACGAGGTCACTCGTATCTGAAAAGTGAAAAACGTTACTTTCAGGGCATCTCGAACACACTTCCTTTTTCTTTTCAATAGGTCGATCTATATTATTCACTTTTTCTACATCTATGAGGTAATCGTTAAATATATCTTTTCTTTGTAAACCGGTTGTTTCTTTACAATTAAAGATATTATCCGTACTCACTTCCCTTTCAAGTTCTTCGGTGTACTGTTTCATGTATGGCATACACTTTATTATATAATCTGACATTTCCGATTCGTGCATGGATTTGTTTATAGGGTCATCACGTATTAGGTTTTCCCATGTTTTAATCTTATTATTATAACGGCTTAAAAAATTACCTTCCATATAATAATTAAATAAACATGTTACTCAATCTTTTAACTAACGTTATATTGTGGATTCACGTATCGATAAAAAATATATTATCTAAACCCGACTATAAAATAATAGAATCGTCAATGGAATATAAACTAAACAACGAAAAAACACCGAGTGAACTTGATGAATTTTGGGAAGACGAGTTCGAAGAATGGGATGGTGAAACAGATTTCTTTTATAAAGATTTAACGGATAAAGATTATAAAAATACACAAATTCCAAGTAACGTAGAAAAGACTATTGTTCGAATTAAGTATTGGTATAACGATAAAATGTACAAATACCTTACGTATGATATGAACCATGTTTGGCCTCCTCGTTTCTCTTCGGGTATTCATTTTAACATACCAATCGTAAGTGCACATTTGCTCGATTCGTATGATAAACCAGTGAAAGATTTACTCAATAAAATAAGAAGGTACGCGGGACCTCGTCTTGATTTCCACGGTGAAAAAGTAAAAATAAGTGATATGTTATATTACGACGAAGAAACATTGGAACAAGAGTTTCCTACAATACGTATAAGAAATGCACTTGGTATGATAAAAAATGTGGATACTAAAACTGGATACGTTACAGATCTTCGCTTACCTTAGTTGCGAGATAAAATTTAAGTTCACCTAAATTCGCGACGTTATATTTTAATATCAAAAATCTATTCTGTTCTTCTTGCATTATTTGCACCGTAGAACACATACTCGTCGCTTTAGTAAAAATATTAAGGTACCGAAGGGAATATTTACCAGATATTTTTGGACTCTCTTCCGTACATTCAATAACCGTTTCCTGATTAGCAAAATCACCTTCGCAAAGAAGTTTTAAATGTTTACCGTCGCGTGTTATTTCAATATCGTTACCAATGTTATACATGTCTCGACATATTCTCTGAAAATCTGCAGATAACATTGGTGTTATTGTAGTCATATTCATTTGCGGAACTTCTATTTGACTCTCGTTTATATCGAGAAGTTTTAAAGAAAATGTGGTACACGCTTTCTTAGACTCACTGTGAATTTCAATATTCATAAACTCTTTACACTCGATATTTATTACGAGAACGTCGTTGTTCGTTATAGATTTTAAAAGTTTAAAAGTATTCGATACATTTATACCTGCAACAATATCGTTTTCACAATTATATTCTTCGAAATTATCCGAAGAGAGGTACATATCTACAAGAGAGGTTCTCGCCGTATCTAGAGTAACAATGTACACGCCATCTTTTTTAAAATATATATTAACATCATTGAGTATATCTTTAAGAACTTCAAAAGTAGACTTTATAGCAGAAGCCTGAACAGTTGCTAATTTCATTAATTTGAAATAAATTTAATTCTTTAATTACTGTTTTTAGTTTGTTGGTTATATGCCTCAGATACACTTCTACTTATTTTTTCTTCAAGTTCTGGTGTCATCGCGGGTTGTAAAGTTACACCGTAACTATCTATTTCAAACATTTCACTAGTACCTTCACCATCTTCCAAAGTCGTCATATTACAAGAACCAAATCCAGCAACGTCTAAATCTTTAACTGGTAAAAGCGATTGTAACCAATTTCGTATTTCGTTACCTACTAAAAACTTGCCATTCTTTGTAAGCATAGTAGGAACACGACTTATTTTATTTTTGTATTGCGGTGGTATACCGAGTTTATTTATATTGTGATACGAAACAATATTCTTGAGTTGTTCGTGTTTGTTTATAAAATCGATTACATCTAAACTATGATTACATTGTGGACTGTATATTAACAGGGACATATTACTAAATGTATAAATTAATTTTTTTTCTAAATAAAATCACAGTTATATGTAGATGAATACGTTAACGTTTATTGTGTTAATAGTTTTCCTATATTATGTACTGAACAGGATAGAAATGTACACTCGACCTGAAAAAGTATTAACAGAACAAGAGATGGATTTATCACAGTACGATGAAGTCACTGAAGTTTCAATGACACACGATCTCATGCAAGAAATTATTATTAAAATAAACGAAGAAGTTTCACAAAAAACTGGTATGTGCACGTACGTTATAGAAACAACGTCTATCAAAAAGTTTATTCACAAAGAAACAGGTGGTACCGTTCTCAAATGTATGTTCATGATTGTAAAACACGGTAACCCTGGTTTCGATTTTGGATTTTCTGTTTCTGCTGATATTTTCATTGTAAATCCTGGTCCTGAAATTAAAATTGTAAATTTAGAATCTGCTTATAGAGACGGAAGATCTTTAAAGGATATTGTAGAAGATACGGAAAAATCTATAGAATCACGTAAATCCATAGTAAATCAGCTAAACGAGTACCAAAAGATAAAGTTAGAAAAAGATATAAAAAAATACAATAATTTTATGAAATCTTTAAAATACAAAACAGACGATAAACCAGAAGTAAAAGTTTTAAACTTACGAACACAACCTATTGATACTATATACCCAGAAGATGATACAGTCTTTAGAAAACCTACAAAAAAACAGGAATTTGTAGATTATAGTTTAGTAAAAAAAAGTGAATTGGAATCCATAGTAAATAAAAATTTAATAGAGAAACAAATCTTGAGTTCGCAGGAAATGTACGGAAAAAATAATTCCGTTCTATTATAATGATCAGTATCGATGATATATCTCGTATAACCGAAAAACGTAACAAACTCAAAAAAGAAACCTACGTTAAAATATACGAACAGATCACTAAAAAAATACGCCAATCGGTAGATTTAGGTCACAAATACGTTTTTGTACAAATACCATCGTTTGTGATGGGGTACCCTCACTTCGAACGTCACAAGGCTTTACAATATATCATAAGACAGTTTGAAATAGGCGGGTTTATGGTACAACGTGTTGGAGAATATGAAATATGTATATCTTGGAAACCTAAAAAATTAAAAAATTCAGAATCTAAAAACGTATCAGAAGATCTCGATGATTTTCCGACACTCATAAATTTGAAAAAAACGGCTAATAAATACAGGACAATGCGGTAATTATTTCATAAAAAAAATCCACTTAATCATAAATGGATAACCTTAACATACTAGTAGAAGCTAAACGAGAATATCTCGGTCAACTTTGTTTACTCATGTGTCCGGTTATGATTGAAGTTTTCGAAGAAATGTATGAAGAAGCATACAAACTCTCTAAAGGAAGAAAAGTTTTGATAATGTTTCAAAAACTGTTAAAAGAAGTTCCAAATTGGAGTGATGCACACTCTAGAACACATACCGATAATATCGCGAATAGGTGCGCTTGGTTCAATGATCTCATAGCGGCCGTTTTTGTAAGTTGTGTTAAAATTTTATCAGCTGTCAGATTGAGTAAAGATAACAAGAAAATTTCACTCAAATTACCTACAAATGAAGTTTTCATACAAATGTGCTACAACAAAGTCGCCGAAAATCTGTATAACAATCCCTACATATACCATGAATCACAAGATGAAAATACAAGAAATGATAAATTATACGAACGTTTTTCGGCTTGTATAGAGACCGCTGTAAAAGAACTCATACCAGTACAACAGATATTACAAACGTACATGTCTCAACAACAAGAAGGTCAAGATCTCGATTTAGGAGAAGCTGAAGTAGGTGATTTTGAAGACCCGGAAGTAAACGAAGGTGAATCTATGGAAACCGGAGAACCGATGGAAACCGGAGAACCGATGGAATCCGGAGAACCGATGGAAACCGGAGAACCGATGGAATCCGGAGAACCGATGGAAACCGGAGAACCAATGGAAACCGGAGAACCGATGGAATCCGGAGAACCACCGTCACAATACCAGGAACCACCACAACAACAACCGTCGTCCTCTTTCGTGGATAATGAATTCAAAACCATAAACACAGGAAGAGTAAAAGAAGACAGTGTCTTATTCCCGGATGCACCCGAAACTCAAAGAAAAAAACCTCAATTATATTAAATGGAGTTTGAAGACTACTTAAGAGATCCAACATCGGCCGCCGTGATAGCTGGTCTCATTACTGCAGGATATATACACTTTAAATCAAAACTTAACAATGAAGGTAAATTACCTTTGAGTGCGTACAGTAAACCAGCTGCACTCGTAGCAATTTTAGTATTTTTTATAATAAGTAATGGATTAGGTAAGAGAGAAAGTATATCAACAGAACCGTTTTAAAAAATTTTATAGCTTAAAGATAGCAAAACTATATAGAATACAAAATGACTTCCGTATCTGCTTTCAATGAAATGATGGGTCAATTTCTTATGGAACTACACAAAACTTTTCCAGAAGAAAAAGGCTTGAAAAAATGCATCTCCGCATTCGAACTCATGAAAGACACTAATCCGAAATTAGTTGTAGATGGTTTCATGTCAGGCGTAACACCGTATGCTGATAAAATTTCTTCTAAAGATGAAACGTTTTTTATTAACGAATCCAAAAATTTAGATTTCATGAAAGATGTTAATTTAGAAAAACACTGGTCTTCGTGTTCCGAAAATACAAAAAACGCAATCTGGCAATACGTACAAACACTTTACATGCTCGGAACCACCATAAAATCTATCCCAGAAGATACACTTTCCATGATTGAAACGGTAGCCAAACAGTGTGCGGACAAAATGGGTGAAGATGGTACAAGTATGGATGAAAATGCTCTCATGAAAACTATGCAGGGAATGCTTGGTGGGATGTTGGGAGGCAACAAAAAATAAACTCGTTATATATAAATGGTTTCTTGGTTCGAAGACCCAAAACAACTCATTCGATCAGATAAAGTAACAGAATTTTGGCCATCGGAAACACTTGCTCCAGAACAACGTATAAATGCCGCTTCTCGATTCATAATATATGCAACGTGTGTACTCTATCTCATTAATAGAGACGTACGCATGTTTATAATAGGAGGAACTGCTCTAGGTGTTCTTTATGTAATGGAACGTTCAGGTATGATTAAAGACCATATTCCCAGGCCTGAACAAGAACAAATAGGTACGACAGGTGGTTGTCAACAACCAAGCAAAGAGAATCCAATGGGTAATTATTTAATGAGCGATTTTATAGACAGACCAGATAGACCAAGTGCATGTGAATACTCAACCGTAAAAAATAAATGTAACAATTACGTTACAGACGGTATTTCGTACGGACCAGCGCGTTCGCGATCATCTTTACCGGAATACCAAAGAAATGCATTATCTAGACAATTTATAACCATGCCAGTAACATCTACAGATTGCGGTTCTCACTACGAATTTATACATGGATCTAGAAAAGATACGTGTAGACAAGATCCACGTTTGTGTGATCCAAACGCAAGAGGTGTACAACTCGAAGCTTTCGCGGGTTTAGCACCGAACGGTGATGCGAGAATAACAGCCAGTAGATCAGTGTAATATCAATTTTATATTTTAGATGTCTTAAAAGAAAAGTAGGTACTCGATTTGCTTAAACAAAATCTTACGTAATAGTAAATGGCGTATCAACTCCAACCAGGATTAAAAATTGTTCAAGATAAAGCTATTCCAAGTGTATGTGCCACTGAAGAAGTATTCGTGTATCCTCAGCCCAGTACTCTCAACTACGGTTCGTCTAGACCAAACACCATGCTCTATGGTACAGCTCCATACATGGCAGGTAAAGGTTCACCAGCAGAATTTATAGAAACTAGCGATGCTCTTAGACCACAATCAACTTCTCAATTTAACAAAATATTAGCCAAGACGTACGAAAGAAACTTCCACCCGCTACAAAATGTATCGTGTAAAGTTCCCCTCAGAACCATGACTTATGAACCATCGAGCACACGCGCCGAACTCCAAAACGGTTTGTTTCAAAAAAGATACATGGATAAAAATGTTGATAAGAAATAAGAATGGCTGATCCCATCTCAATATTAGCTATAGCGGGTCTTGTTTACGCCGGTCGTAAATTAAGTAAACCAGAAGAACAAAAACCAGAAAATTACAGGGTCGAAGGAAAACCGTTAGAAGATGAATCACCCATGGCTAGAGACGTAGTTATAAAAGACGAATATTTAGGACAAACTTCCCCACTCGTTGAACCAACGTATTCTTCAAAACAAGAGATGACTTCGTTCGGAGAAGTGGCACCACAACAAAGATCTTCAGGTAACGAGGTTTTGTCGATGAGAGATAGATTCATGTATGACGGAGGTATAATGAACAACCTTTCACCCATAGAAAGACAAAACGTAGGTCCAGGTTTAGGTGTTTCTCCGGACGTACCATCCGTCGGTGGTTACCAGCAACTTTTCAGAGTTAACCCAGAGAATGTTGGCGCATACCGTCTCACTACTTTACCAGGACGAAGCGGTCCAGCTTACGATTCTAAAGGTGGTAGACGTGGTATAGAAGGAGAAGTCGCTCATAACAGACCAGAGAAAACAGCGTTTCTGTATGGTCGTTTACCACCAGTTGCGGGTAGAGCACAAGGCATGTCCGGTAGAACACCAAGAGGCGAACACGAAAAAACAAAGAGAACTACAAACAGGTCAGAAACTGGATTAAGAGCAGATGGCTTATCGTATGCGAGTGCAAAAAGAACCGTTTCCTCACTTACACGTGCTCAAGAACCAACGAGAAACAAGAAGGATGGTAATATGGAACAATACCAATACGCGAATCAACCCGCTCCGGGTATTAGCAACTTTATGGGTGGTTACGTAAATGCACCAGCAAGTAAGATAGGAGAAAAGAGAACGTTTGGTACACAATACGCGGTAGAAGAACTCATGAAATATGGTTTCAGACCAGACGATAGAAGAGGTAAGACGGGTAGAGCAGGTGGTCCCGGTAGAATGAATGTAAGAGCAGACGCACTCAACCAAGGTGGTATGTTAACGAGTGTTCGTTCCGACACGACGAGAATCGATGGTAGAATTAACGCAGCAAATGGAGCTTGGACACAACAATATAGAACGAATGATTACCAAGAAAATAACGCATATAAAGGTAATATGAACCCCAATGCAACAAACCATAGTTTAGAAACTGCAAAGAGACAACTCATGAATAATCCATTAGCACATAGTCTCTGTTAAATAAATACTATTTCGTGACACGCACTCATTAAAATATTGTTCATATATTTTAATGAAGGTACACACCTTAGACATAGATAGTAGTGAAAGAGATCCGGTCTTGTATCCTAATCCAGGTGACTATGTCGTTTACTTAAAAAATCCAATATACGATGTTAGTAAAATTTCACTTATATCAGCACGTATACATAATAGTCAGTACCTTATACACTCGAGAAACAATACGTTTGATATACTTACAAATGGTGGTACTACACAAACCATAACAATACCAGTTGGTAACTATGGTGGTCAGTCGTTAGCAGATGCTATTGTTTCTCAATCTACTGTGATAACAAGTGCAACTTTCAATAAAGATACCAATGCGATAACGTTTACAGGTTCGAGTGATTTTACGTTTCTATTTTATAGTGGTACGAATGGGTATAACTCATCCGTTCATGGATACACAACACCTCACGATATATTAGGTCTACCAGCTTCGGATACTTCGTCTACATCGAACACGTTAGAAACCGGAAGTATAAATTTACAAGGTGCTGATGCTATAGTCGTTAAACTAAGTAGCGGTTCTGATGAATTTAATAAAACGATATTTTCACAAACACCTTTTTATACTGGTCGTATACTGCTCTGTGGCGATGTCATAAACTATTCGGGTGTAGATGACGCCGTAGAACACAATTTTGATTCGGGATCCCAAAAAACTATATCCCGATTGAGAGTTCAATTTTATTATAGTAGTAATAACCGATTAATACCATACGATTTCAGAAACGCAAACCATATCATAAAACTTGCTGTATCTTGTTCTACTGATAAACTTGAAAACTTGTCTAACGTGAAAAGAGATACATCTCTTCCACCACCTATGAGTATCCCCGATTTAGAGGATCCGCGTAGATGGGATGCATTTATTTCTATATTTGCTATAGTCGCTACTGGACTCTTTTTATTGTTAGTTACCAAAAAAAGGAAACTTATCGAGTAACCGCGAAGGTTGGTTGTTCTGGCTTTCTCACACGAGAAGATACACGGGAAACGATCAAGTAAATGAGAACGGACATCAAAGTCGTCAACAAGGCGGTAAGAGCGTAGTTCATACCACCATTCTTGTTAACCTTGATAAACTTATTAACCGTCCATCTAACCAAATCCATCCACGAAAGCGCGGCCGCAAAAGAAAAACCAGCGACAATGGCATTAAGAGATTGTGCTTCGAGTTCACGAGTGACGAGCATAACAGTTTCAGAAGCTGCAGACATTTTTTATACTATATCATTAGATTTTATTCTGGGAACAAATCGTCCTCGAATAAAATTTTTTTATACCTTTTAGTGTTTTTAAGGTACCCCTTTAACATTTTAGTATTTTCTTCACTACCCGATTCTGATCCATATTCAAATTCAGATTCAGTTTCGGTTCCTGTTAAACTTTCGTCTGAGTCTGAATCTTCACTATCTTTATCAGATAGTTTAAAGTATTCACGACTCGTCGTCCATCCATTCGGTGCCTGAGTACTCATTACTATCTATAGCATTTTTTAAAAGTTGTTCTGACGGGTTTCTAGGTTGCCACGTATCCCAATTATCGTACGCCATGTTTACCTTTACGAATTTATATTCTCTTCCTGAATACCTAGTAAAAGAAACGTCTGTATCATCTTCAAAAACGTCGTCTTCACCTTCCTCTTCACTTTCATCGTCGTAAATTTCTGGGAACATGGAACCTACATCTTTACCTACTTCATTCATAACACAATACTTCATTGTATATTCCATATCTTCTGGTAAAATTATGTCTCTTCCACACGCCTTGGCATATTCACCCGCAAGTATCACGGACTTTTCTATGACCGGTAACATAATATCAAAAACTGTATTTTGAACATTTTCTGCGATTGTCTGTTCTGCGTCTTTTTCTTGTTGATTCATTATATTATACGTTAAACAGTGTTTTAGCAATACCGTTTTCAACACGGAGTATATTATAACTATGCGCCAAAACTCTAAGTTCTCTATCAGTTTCCTGTTCACTATTTAAATTTACTTTAAGTGTTTGATTTTTTATTAAGCTAAAGTTTCTCTGTCCCGTGGGGTACCACCTTTCAGGTTCAAGTGCAAAACTATACGAATAGTACCTCCTGAACAATTGCGTTCTTGTGTGGTGTATACCACTTTGAACCGCTCGTAAGTTTATTATACTACCCGTTTTTTCGTTTAAAATTTCAGAATCGTCAAGTTTAAGTTCCATACTTTTCAATTGTTCGTACGTTATGTATTCACTGTTTAAATCTCTAGAAGAGTTATCGTAATCAAACGACGTGGTAAAAAACTCATTTACGGTTTTTCTTTTACCCTGTATTAAAAAGAAAAGTTCTTTTACGGGGTTTACAAATTTTAAATCAAACACATGACTGACTGGATCGTTATTCGTATTTTTATTTATATTAAAAACATTTTCTTGAATTTGTGTTATTATATAATCCTTTTGTAAGTTTTCTTCTTTTTCATGATTTGTTAACGAAACCATTTCCAGTGTTATCTTAGCACTCTTTATCAATTTTTTCGGTTTAAGACCGGTATACATGACGTAGTTATTATAAGGTATATCCGACCTAATGGAATGAATACAGTCTTCAACGTTTCTAAACTTTATAGATACTTCTATTTCTTGTTGTTTTATAGCATAAACGGGTATGGCAAGTTCGGGACTATTATAAAAATAGAAGGGTATATCTATAAAATATTTCTTATCGGTAAGAGCGTTACCGTCGTAGTGACCTATAACCTTTTTTATTACCGGTGTACCGGAAAACTCTAAAGGTGGTTTACCCACGAGTTTTTCTAAATTATGTTGTTTCGTTTGCGTAACGTAGTTTTCCGAATAAATAGAGAAAAAATCGCTCGGTATACGTTGAATGATTTCACCACCAATTATAAGTTCGGCATATTCAATCATGGCGTGACCTATAGATTCATTGTATCCTATACCCGTCGTGTTCGTGTGTAAAGAGCTTATTAAACTCTGGTCTATAGCACTTAACTCAACCTTTAAACTTACAGTTTTAAGAAGGTCACCTTGATTCTGCGGAACCGTACACTTTATTATACTACCAAATTCAACCTCACCAGTCACGTCTAAATCAACATAAAATGGTGCAAAATTTGAATGTTTTTTGAAATTCTTAATAAAATAAGTATATTCTGGATCATCAGTGAAAAAGGCGTCCTGTGGTCCAACTGTTTCTAACTGAACACGGCCAGCCATTACTATTATAACTCACTAAAATTTTAAACCACCAAGACCCCCATTTATACGTAAAACGTTATAATTTACAGCGTAAACGTATACTTTGTGTGCATAATTAGAGTTTGGTGGGTCTATCTCAACTTCTATTAAATTATGCGCTATTCTACTCATGTTAACTTGACCTGTAGGATAATATGTTTCTGGGTTTAATGAAAAACTGTACACACCGAAATTGTTATCGGTAACACCCGTGTAATACTTTAACGGTTGTTCGTAACTCAGCATCAAATTATCAGCATCTATTATCTCGTTATTGTTAAATTTCATAGAAACATGTTTTATAGGAGTGATTTTATGAACATCATCACTCACAGCTAAGAAGAACATTTCCTTTACGGGGTGTTTAAAATTAAGCATACCAGATTTTTTAGTTTCGCTCGCCTTGAACCTAAACTGTGACATTTGGAGTTGTGTTATGACATATTCTATCGGTCTTGATATTAAAAAATTTCTCTCGTCTTCCGTAACGAAGAAGTAATCGGTCACTAAAGAAACTTTCTTAATCGAAGATGATACGTCGGAAGGTGGGTCTATAATATCCGTACTCGAATTATATTGTATGGCAACGTCTTCGAGTTTTTTGAACTTTATTTTGACATGAACACGCTGTTTCGTAAGTGCACATACAGGTATCGCCAAACTCGGGTGTCTGAAGAAATAAAAAGGCAAAAAGACATTATAATCCCAGTCGTAAGAAACAGATATATAATTATCGTGTCCAGTGAGAAAATAAAGCGTTTGATCTATATCATCTTTGTTACTATGTATTTGATCGTACATGTATATGTAATCACCAGTTAGACGTTCTATAGTTTGACCACCTATACAAAGATCTGCGTACTCTATGATTTGAGAACCTATAGATTTCATATACCTTATATCGTAACCAGGTGTCGCCGTACCCGTTGGTTTTGGTAAAGTGAATTTAAGCATCATGCTTCTCACGAGATCGCCTTTGTTTCTAGGTATGTTACATTCTATAATTGCGTCGAAATTAGAGTCGCCGTCGAAAGGTACTTCAACGGCTTCTATAGAAAACTTAGTATGCCTTTTAAAATTTATCAGGAAATACGAAAATTCAGGTTCACCCGTAAGCCATTGGTCCTGGATACCTGTTACAGCAAGGTTTAAACGACCAGCCATTCTTACTCTATGTGAGTAAAATTTTATGAAATAAAACGGTGCGATATTATAGATGAATCTTCAGTTGAGAAAATTCAAACCCGAAAATATGGCCGACGATAAAGTCTGTGTGTTTATCGGAAAACGTAACACGGGTAAATCAACACTCGTTACGGATATTCTATACCACAAAAAACATTTACCAGCGGGAATAGTTTTATCTGCAACAGAAGAAGGTAATCATTATTATCAACAGTACGTACCCGACCTTTTCATATATGGAGACTACGATAAGGAAGCTATAGAACGTGTCATGGATCGACAAAAAAAGCTTGTCGGTGCAGGAAAAACAAATTGTGGTGCGTTTCTTCTTTTAGACGATTGTATGTATGATTCTAAGTTTATGAAAGATACGTGCATTCGCCAATGTTTCATGAATGGACGACACTGGAAAATATTTTTCATGCTCACGATGCAATACTGTATGGATTTACCGCCAGCACTCAGGGCAAATGTAGACTATGTATTCATACTCAGAGAAAACATTATTCAAAATCGTGAAAAATTATACAAATCGTTTTTCGGTATTTTTCCAAGTTTCGAAATGTTTAACAAAGTAATGGATTCGTGTACAGAAAATTTCGAGTGTTTAGTTTTAGATAATACGTCCAAAAGTAATAGGATAGAGGATTGTGTTTTTTGGTACAAGGCAACGCTTCGTAAAAACTTTAAGGTAGGTGCCCCGCAATATTGGCAAACCCATAAGAAAATGTTTAATCCGAGACACGGGAACATGAAAGTCGGTGATCCAAAATTAGTTAAAAAAAATACTCCACTTAAAATTACAAAAAAGAGGTGATTAAAAAAAATTAAATACTTATATTAAATGATCTCTGTTGTCATATTAAACTGGAAAAGACCATATAATATAAAAAATGATATACTACCGAAGATTATTAATTATAATTTAGTATCCGAAGTGATAATATCTCACGGTAAAAGTGAAACATATTTTCAAACACCAGGTATTAAAATGGTTAAGCATTACAGAGACGAAAACTTAAACCCAAAATTAGGTGTAGCTTTAAGATTTTTAAGATCGTGTAATGCAAAAAATGAGTGTATTTTAATATTAGACGACGATAGGTTACCTTCAGAAGAATATGTTAACAAAATGTATGAATTATTTCAAAAAGATAAAAACGTTATCATTGGCACAGTAAAACGTTACGTTTCTCCGAAAGGTTATTCAAATAAAGAAAAAAATGTCGCTAACGAAAAGAAAATTATACTAACTCAAGTTTTAATGACAAATAAGAAAATATGTAAGGATTTCATAAACGAAAAAGAAAAAATGAACGATCTTGCATTGAAAGCAAAACCTGTTTGGAACGGCGAAGATATATTATTTAATTTAATTTATATTAAAAATTACAATAAAACTCCTATTCATTTAGAACCAAAAAATAATGAGTTAATATTATTAAAAAATAATGACGCAATTTTTAAAAATGCAGGACATTTTGAATATAGAAAAAAATTTTCAAAAACCGCATTAGAAAGATATGAACTAAATACAAATACTTATAATATAAAACTAATAATATCACTTATTATACTATTAGTAATAATTATTTATTTAACTAAATAAATAAATAATGAACTTTATAAGACGAATTTGTAATTCAAGAATGGTGTACCCGTACGGAAAGTTTAATGAAATTTCACCAGGTCGGCGTGATGGATATTATTTATACATAAATGTGTGTCACGATTCCAAACGTATATATTTTAACGATTCTATACCTGAGTATGAAAAAAAGGAAGTTTTACACAAGGTTTTAAACACATTTTTGAGCATGTATCCAAAATATGTATTACACTCAGGCGATTAAATGCGTCAGTGACCGAGTCTAAAAAACTGTGACTAAATTAATGACCGACGTGTATACTATGAACTTATCCGATTCGGGTGATGGTATGGTGAATCTAAACAATAATCAATCCACGAATTTTATACCAAATACACCACCACCGCAGAATAATACCCCGGAAAAAAATATGAGTGAAAATAAACACACAATGGACTCTACACCAATTTCCGATATCATGGGTCAACCAGAAGCGCCACTCGAACCACCAATGATGGCTCAAGATCCAAGAATGACACAAATGCAAATGCAAGGACCAATGATGATGGCACAACAACAACCCATCGTTAACCAAAAACAAAATAGTTCGGGTTCGTCTAAGAGTGAGGGTAATCCATTCAATTTGACGGATGATCAGTTTCAAGCTCTCGTCGTCGCCGTTTGTACTGCAATAGCGATAAGTAAGCCAGTTCAGGAAAAACTCGCAAACTTCGTACCATCATTTCTTAACGACCACGGGAACAGAAGTGCAATTGGATTAGCTTCTACGGGTTTAGTAGCAGCTATTGCATTCTATCTTGCAAAAAAATACGTTTAAATTTTATCAGGTATATTCACTTTATGTTTAGAATATACTCCGTATTTACCTAAAACTAAATAGGATATTATAATACCTATAGTTATACCTACTCCACGAAGAATAACAAGTGTTCTTGTTTTTTGTGGATCTAGACCGTAATTCTTAACATCTGCTTGTACGTCTTTACTTATACCCATAGCAGAGTAAGTTATAACACCAGATATAATAAGCGCTAAAAGTAAAAATATAGTATCTACGTTCAAATATGACGTAAAATCACTACTCGCTAAAAATACTATAACCATAGGCGTTAAAAATTGTAAAAGTCCAGCTTTTAACCATTCATTTTTTACTAAACCTGGTGAACTCAAAAGTAGTAAACTTACGTTTAATAAGACTATTATAAATAATAAATGTTGTGTATAGGCAGTTGCTTTCCCTTCCATTTATATAAATAAATATTATTTATTTATCCTGAATATGTTTACCACAGAATTTAGTAAGCTTTGGTATCTCTTCATATATACCTAAAGAAACGCAAATTTTTCTGAGTTTTTTAAACTTATCCCAAAATTCTTTGTTGTGAGAATAATTTTCGACCGTACAGTGTGCAAGTTCGTGTAATAAAACGTGGAATATTTCATTTGGTTCACCTTGTATACACAAACCTATACTTTCTCCCTTGTTAACATTATACCCTATGTACCCATCTTTTATGGTATAGTGTGCAGTTATAGGTATTTGTTTATACAACATTTCAAATTCTTTATTTCCATTTTCCTTAAGGTGTTCCCTGAGTATTCTATACTTTTCGCGAACCTCTATGAGTTTTTCGGGTTCGCGTGTATTGATAAACAAAAACGCGTTTATTAGTACGAGGAGTATTACGAGTAACATCCTATATTACTTACTTACTTACCATAGAGGAACAAAAAAAATTGGGTAAAGGTATATGAGTAGTAACAATACCGTCCCCGAATCTCTCAGGGCACTCGGTATCAACAAATTAGATATTGTAAGTCTTTATTTGGAAGGTAATAACTTAACATCTTTACCAGAATCAATAGGTCTTCTTAAAAACTTAAGTGCTATTTATTTGGAAGGTAATAACTTAACTTCTTTACCAAAATCAATCGGTAACCTTAAAAGTTTATTGTCACTTAGATTGGAAGGTAATAACTTAACATCTTTACCAGAATCAATCGGTAACCTTGAAAATTTATATATACTTGGATTGAAAGGTAATAAATTAACTTCTTTACCAAAATCAATCGGTAACCTTAAAAGTTTATTGTCACTTGAATTGTCTAAAAATAACTTAAGATCTTTACCAGAATCAATCGGTAACATTAGACACTTAACGAGACTTAATTTGGATAATAATAACTTAACATCTTTACCAGAATCAATAGGTAGACTTACAAACTTAAAGGAATTTAATTTGCGTGGAAACCCAAATCTTAAATATATAAACCGTAGTCTTTATAACATCCCAAGTATTAAAAAGAATTCAAGTACTAAATTTATAATTCCAAGAAAAAACGTGTACCTCAACAAACAAAATGATCAAATACTTAGCGTAAATTTTAAAGTGGGTAACAATGCCGTTATATTTGATGGTTATAACCGCTATTATTTTGATAATACAATTTTAAAATTAACAAAAGGACTTAATACAAATTTACCAAATAGATTTAATACAATTAATGATATTTATGATAGTCATCCCCGTACATTATTATTTAAAAATCCGTTTACTAGAGAAAATGTCCTTAGAAGTAATTTAACGTTCGTCAAGTTTGTAGAACCACCACCTACCAATAAAAATAACAAAAAACCAACTACCAATAAAAGTAAAAATAACAAAGAACCACCACCTACCAATAAAAATAACAAAAAACCAACTACCAATAAAAGTAAAAATAACAAAGAACCACCACCTGCTAAAAAGCAAAAAACGGGTAATGCCGCTCAAAGTAGACGTACTAATAGAAATAATAATAACAGGTAAAGGTATATGAATAGTAACACCGCTACCAATATAAATAATAATTCATGGACCCTAAATATTTTTTTACGATTCACGTTTATATAAATACATTTTTTCGGGTCGTATCTCTGGTTCACCGTAACCCATGGATTTTATAAACGTGTGTACTTCGTTATCCTCCGAAAATCCGTGAATTTCTATAAGAATTGTTGGTTTGTGTGATCTAATCTTTTTTTCTGACCCTTTCAAAACCTGTAATTCGTGTCCTTCAACATCAATTTTAATAAACGACGGAACACCTGTATATACATCGTCCAACTTTTGACACGTGACTTTAACAACCGGACCATCTTTATACTTACCCTCATGTTCATATAAACTTGTACCACCATAGTTTATATGTGTATTCGACTGACATCCTGTCGAAGGTATATACATGTCAGTTACTTTTTGTTCATCAGATAAGGCACAAGGTGCGACATAAATTGGATGTCTTAACTGATTTTGTTCTGCGTTTAGTTTAACAATTTCGTAATAAACGGGTTCGAAAGAATAAACGGGACCATAATCAGAAAAAATCAAACTATTATATCCTATATTCGCGCCTATATCAAGTATATCGGTACCCGGTTTATGATATAATCGTACATCTCTTCGCATCCACCCGTCCCATTCTTGACCTCTTGCAATAAGCGGACCTATATACTCGTCATTTTGTATAACATTAACGTCATAGATACTACCTTCTACTTTTACTATATCTATACTTACGTCTTCCATTTTATTAGTATATACTAATATTACACCTTTAAATATAATATTTTTATTTCTAATCATATCCGAAACCATGAAAAAATATCAAGTAAAGGTATATGAGTAACTCCAATGTCCCACAGGCGCTTCGTAACATCGGTGTTACGAACATGAATATTACAAGACTTGATATAGCACCAAGTTATAGATTAACCAAATTACCACCACAAATCGGTGACCTTAAAAAACTAGAGTATCTTTTTTTGGGATTTAATAAATTAACCACATTACCACCACAAATCGGTAAGCTTGAAAACCTTAGGGTACTTCATTTGAATAATAATAAGTTAAAATCGTTACCATCCACGATTGGTAAACTTACAAAACTTGAAAAACTTGATTTAAGTGATAATGCGTTAGAATCTTTACCGCCACAAATCGGTCTTTGTGAAAATCTTAAGAAACTTAATTTGGATAATAATAAATTAAAAACGTTACCAAAAGAGATTATTAAACTTAGAAATATAAGTATTGTCGCGAATCGAAACCCAAACCTTACAATACCTTATATCCTAAAAAATAAAAACATTACCGTTTTCCATCATTATAAATCATTCGATCCTAATGTCTTGTATGAAAAAAAATATAATTATAGCAATTATTATAAAAACCAATTATCGGGTTTACCTTTTTTACCGAAAAATATTAAAAATCTAATAGCAAAAAAAATTTCTAACGTTAAACCGGAAACAAAACCTCTTAGTAAAACTAAAAATCCTTTAAGGAAAATAATAGAGAAAAGAAAATTAAAACGTAACACGGAAAATATAGAAAAAGTAACAAATCGAATTAAAAGTTCAATTAAAACACCAAAAACACCAAAAACACGAAATAACATGAGAAAAAAGGCGGGTAATGCCGCTCAAAATAGACGTACTAATAATAACTAATCATTTCCTAAACACGAAACAAAATTTACTATACAGATCCGAAACCGGGTTTCCTTTAAGATCTTCCCATAATGTTAAAGTAAACCCCAAATCTTCCATGCGTGTAAATAACATGTCTTTGTGTGCAATGGGCTCGACCTTAGGTCCATCGGCATAATATGGTGTATCGGCTAAGTGGACGTATAACTTTTCGCCAAAGTTTCCCGAACTCGTTTCTTTCGTTAAAAAGTAGTTCCCTAAATTGTCTCTTACGGGTGTGTTCATGATAATCTTATCGGAATTCGGTATGATTCCTATGAACCGACCTCCGGGTTTGATTCTGTTCTTTATGGCTAATATTGACGTTTCGAATAACTGTTTCGTTTCGAATATATAGTGTAATGCAAAGTTATAACACACGACATCGTATTTTCTTTGGGGACACGCGAATATATCACCTTCGTAAAAGTTGACGCGTATTTTCATGTTCTTGGCACGCGACTTAGCCTCCTTGAGTGAATCTGGGTTCGGTTCACACATGCTTATGTTAGCCCCCGCGTGTCGCCACTTTTGGAGATCACCACCGAATCCACATCCTACATCCAAAATACTGTCGCCTTCGCGGGTAGCCGATTGGATGAGGAGACGCTTGGCCTCGTTATGGTACTTGCGTATCTCCTCCATTTATTTTTAGACGTTTTTATTTTTTAAATCACTAAGGTTAAATACTACAAATGAAACCTATCATTAAATGGGTCGGTGGTAAAACACAGATTCTTGATACCGTTCTTTTTAATTTCTTCACTTTACAATTTTCTTAATAAAACTGGCAAGTTCAGCCAAAATGACGAGTTGGTGACTCATAACAAGAAGTTTCGCGCGCCTTGTTTTTGGTGAAAAATCACCGTACCCTACTGTACTCATGGTCGTGAGTGAAAAATAGTAAGGGTCGAGTGGGTCATCTGTAAACCCAAAATCTTCTTTCATACCTGAGTATATGAAACCATAAACCAAAGTTATAGCAAGTGTCATGGAAATGGTACTATATAATTTTTTTTTGTTCATTTTAATATTACATTAGAAAAAAATACCCAAATTTTTTTGATCAATTTTTCAAAAAAAAAATAAAAAAAAACTTTCAACTTCCCCCATATATACTCCCCAATTTTTTTAGAGGTTAAAAAAAAAAATATCAGATCAAATATTTTATTTTTTATATATATTTTATAAACGCATCCGTGGTAAAAATGATTTAATTTCTATATACACTGTGGTTTTAGAAAATTTTAAAAATATACCCTAAATTTTGCAAAAATTCGAAAAAATCAAAATATTTTAAGACCAAAAAAACTATAGTAAAAAATTTTTTTTATAGAAATTTTGGATTCAATTTTTCAGAGACCACTTTTTCGCATTTGGTTTAAAATAGATATACCCCGTGATAAATCAAAAATTTCGCGAAGTAAAAAATCATCGTAAATTTTCAAAAAAAAATTTTTTTTCATGTGTTTTCGAAGACAGTAAAAAAAAATTTTTTTTAGAAATTTTGGATTCAATTTTTCAGAGACCACTTTTTCGCATTTGGTTTAAAATAGATATACTTCGTGACAAGTCAAAAATTTCATGGAGTAAAAAATCATCGTAAATTTTCAAAAAAAAATTTTTTTTCACAAGTTCGGAACACTTGATTTTAAAAACCCTCGAAAAAAAAATATTTTTCAAAATTTTAGATTAAAAAAAATATTTTTCATTTTTTGTATAAGAAAAAATTATCGAAAGTTCATAATAAAAATAAAAAAAAAGACTTAAAGCTTTAAAACATGTATACCATATAACAATGTCTCTCGAACAAGATTATACTACTGTACCTGGTCAACTTTACGCGTGTCTTTCTATTGTCGGTCCAGAAGCACCACAAAAAAACGATAAGTTTGGTATCAAGATTAGAGGTGCTTTTGCAACTCGCGACGAAGCGGCTTCGCACGCGAAACGCCTTCAAAAAGAAGATGCAACTTTTGATATTTATGTCGTTGATATGTACAAATGGCTTTTGATTCCACCAGATACCGCAAAGATTGAGGACGTTCACTATACGAACGAAAAGCTCGAGGAACTTATGTCGGGATATAGAGAAAATCAGGCACTCGCCGCAAAGATGTTCGCTGAGCGAAAGTCTGATATGATGGCTGTTAAAGCTGGTGGTACTGAAACGTTTATTAAACCAGGTGATGAAAACTCGAAGTATTACACGAAACCGGATGAATCACCTATCACTCACCCAGCTGAAGTTCTCGAGCGTCTCAAAAAGGAAAAACCGGATACACCCATGGAAGAACTCGTCAAGGAGGCTGATGAAATTGTCGCTAAAGAGATGGAAGAGGTTCGTTTGAAACGCGAAGCGGATGCTAAAGCGGTGCGCGAAAAGGAAGCAAAAGAGAGAGGGTTTAATTCCGTCGAGGCTATGGAAAAGTTTGATACTGAAAAAGCTAAAGCAGAAGAAGAACAAGAACAAGAAGCAAAATCTACGGAGGGTCAGGTTACCGAAGAGAGTGGTAGTAATACCGGGGAAGAAGATGAGGTAACTTCTGAAAATAAGGAAAACGTCGAACCGTAAAATAAAATTTATACACTAAATGTAAGTATGTTGACTATATCACGTAGACTTTTAATAAACATAGTCACCATTCTTATTTTGATTAATTTATTTTTGAGATGGTATAGAAAAAATCAAAAAAATAAATCAGATAATAATGATTTAGATGAGGTTTTGGTTACAGCATCCGATGTAATTAACGATAATACCAAAGATCCGCTTATAGTCAGTAGAGCTTATTTTACTGAACCACTCGAAGGTCCTATGGGTGATTTTGAAGGTCGTCAAACACCTTCAGATTATTTATGGATAAAAGGTAAATCTATCCAGGCCTGAGAATGACGGGTTGCATGGTCTTACCCATGAAAAACCCTAACAAAAATGCGACAAATATTATTATATACCCCGTTTTATCTAAATTTGCAAATATATCATCTTTCGCTTTTTGTGTTTGTGCTTGTTGTTGTAGCATGAAATCTGGCGGTGGTTGATGATAATAGTGGTGAGGTGGTGGTGCATAGTATTCTTTATCTTCGTTATTTTCTATCTCCTCTTCATCATTTTTATCGTTAATGTTCATGTCAAACTCACGGGCGTTGTATTCTATGGGTGTACCAACTTCGGCTTCCATTATATAAAGATAATTCTATTTTTTTAAGCTCATTATTACTCATCTGATGAATACTCACTCTCACTTTCACTTTCTTCTTCTTCATAATAGTCTTCATCATCCTCGTCGTCGTCTACTACAAAATCCTTGAGATTACCATTTTCGTCGGCATCTGAGTCATCTTCATCGTCTTCTTCGTCTTCGTCTTCTTCTAAGAAATCCTCGTCATCTGTTTCTAAGAGATCTACATCTGAGTCGTATTCGTCTTCTTTGTAATCATCTTCTACTTCTTCGAAGAGTTCTAATCTTTCTGGAACTTTAGATAATCTACCTGAACGAGTTCTCTTGTTCATTGTAACTTATAATTAGACAATTCTTTTAAGTATTTTACTCGCTGTATTTCATTTCTTATGTGTAGTTCATTGAAATAAGCAAGTAGTTTAATGGTTAAAATGTCTATTTCTTCCTGTACACCTGTATCACCTGCAACGGAACTAAGACTTATTTCGTCGAGATTATTTACTGCTCTGTGTAAAAACTTTTTAGACGATTCGACGTTCTCGTTATACTCTATAGCCATGTTAATATTGACTAAAAAATCTTTGTAAGCACTCTGGTTTATACCCGAATACTTTATAGATTCTTTGACGAGACTTTGTATTTTATCCGTATCCATTTTTGGTCTAATTAAAGAAGATGTAACGTATACGACTAGAATTAATAATAGTACAGGTAACATTATTCTATAATTTAGTGAGTATTTTATCTGTGAGAACATGTATGCGCGTTCTACACTTACACTTTTGTTCAAGTTTACCGTTTAAAATTTGAAACGGTACGTTTCTCGTGAGACAATCTTCGCAAGTATACGAACTCGATATTGAAAAAAGTTTTACCTTCTTTTTTTCTATATTTGTTATGGGTACATCCTTATTTTTGATAACGTGTTTTTTTATGAACGTAGTGAGAAGTGTTTTAACTTCTTCTGGGTTTTTATTACCTGTATTTTCTATCTTTTTTGTTTTTCTTTCGATATATTTGTCTATTTTACCGTCTTTGTAGAGTTTATTGAGTATAGACGGTGGTAATTCATGTCTTCTCCCTGTAAAATCTTTACAGAACCCGTAAAACCTTCCTTTCATGGTTTCACAGTTACAAAAACACTTTTGTGATATGTTTCCGTTAGATATACTGAACCACACGTGGTTTGAGTTATGTGACCTTTTGAGATTCTCACAGTAGTGTGACGTCGTAGAGACGAGAAACTGGTTTTTGTGTTCGTATATTTTAGTAATCTTAGCCATACTTTGACCTTCGAGGTGTTTTCTTACGAACTGTTCTATGTTTAATAGAGCTTCCTGATCTTTGAACTCATTTTTTAATTGGTTAGCTGTAAACTCACCTTCTTTTTTTACGGTGGCACCTTCTATAGTGACTGGGTCTGATCTTTCGGTACGAAGTGTAGCCATGTGCATGATTTTGGTATTCGCAATGTGTCCTTCAATCGCTTCTAACATGCTAAAAGGTCCACACCTATAAATAAAAATGGGTCTGTATTCACCTTGAACTTCTTTACCTGTATTGTTACACAATGTACACCCCTGACCGGAACACGCTTCGTGTTTACCTTTTTTGTGTGACCACGGCATTCTAAACCCGCTTCCCTTTGTTTTTCTTTGTGAACTTCCATATACGGAAGCGTCTACTATATCATCCCACTGTTTCGAACCATAGGCTAAATTAAGTGTATTAATGATATGTTGTCTTAGAGCTATAGCGGAAGATCTATCAACGACGAAACCTGGCCAATTTATGTGTATACCTGTTTTTATGAGATGCCCTGCGGGTTTGGGTTCCGCTACAGAAATGAGTGCTTCTTTACCACCAAATTTTTTTACCTTGTCACATATTACTTTACACACACTTTCGACTTCATTAAATGTCATTTCATCTTCGTCTTTATAGTCTAGATCGACGAAAAAGTTATAGTTTTCTGTCTTTTGTTCGACAACGAATATCTTTTCACCTGAGTTGTATGCTTCGACATACTTTTCGTAAAAATCGTTCAATCTATCAAATGGCACGGAAAGGACACCACCGTCCATGAGCACATGTGATAAATTGGTTCCGTTAGAGAATCCTTGTTCTCTACACCATTGTTTAAACATACTTACCAAATATTAGATTTATTTTTTTATATTAGTCTTCATCACACTCATCGTCGTATTCGTGGTGCCATATAGACCTTCTATACGATACTTCCGGATACTCTTCCTGTTCGGATAAAGACTTTTTTAATACTAGAAGTTCATACACTTTATCTTCTACGTGATTTTCGACGTATTTTTCCGCCCTTTTGGGTGTATACCCGTGTTTATCTACGAGAAGTTCTTTTATCTGATGAAGAATGTAAGCTTTCGACTTCATTATTTACTTTATAGAAAAGGTTTTTCTATTGAGAGAAGTCACACACGCGTAAAATTCCGGGTTATTCAGGATGTTTTTAACTATTCTATCCCATTGTTTTTTCGTATTAAACTCCGTGAGTGTTTCGAAACTCATAAAATCGTTTTCATCGTGTGTTCTCTTGATGGGTTGTTTTTGTAGTTTTTTCATATTTGTTTTTTGTTTTTCTTCGTTAAATTTTCGAACGAGTTCGATTTGTTCTTGGTTTGTGTAGTTTACAAAGAAGACGAACACGTTATACTCGAGTTCAACACCCGGACTCTCTTTTACCGTAAACTTATAGTCTGTGTATTCTCCTTTTTTGAGAGAAACGACCCCCCTGGTTTCTTCTTCGAGTTCTCTCAAAGCGGTCCTTAAGGGGTTGGGTATTTCTCTTCGCCTACACCCTCCGGTGACGAATATCCAATCTTTGAACCTTCGATCCCGGACAGTGAGAAACTTTGGTTTATCACCCGTAAACGTTACAGGAATAGCTATAGCTTTGTATTTTTTCATTGCTCATTAGCAAGTTATAATTGAGCGAGATGATTATTTTAGGGAATCTTCTTCACTAACTTCAATTTCTTCAATTTTTTCTTCGTCTTGGGTTTCTTTTACGTCTTCTTTTTTACAAAAAGAGACTGTTTGTGTAGGTTGAGGAGGTTGTGGTGGTCTGGATAAAAAACTTGTGAGTTTTCCGTTGAACCCTTTAACTTCTTCGAGGTCCTTTTTAGCTGTTTTGAGTTCTTTATACATGTAAACTGATGCAATTACACATACTATAACAGCGACTATTATACCGGTTTCTCTATCGAAAGTGAACATATTATACTAAAAGTATAAATCATGTTTTTAAGTTGATATAATCGCACCCATATGAACACGTTTTTCTTGGGGGCACTCGTATCCCTGTTGAGCAAATTGAATCTCCTGGTAGTGTCCCTCTTTACACTCTGCATTTTGGGCGGGTTGTTGTTTAGAGTCGACGAGGTGATTCAAAGTACCTGATTTTGGATCGTACGTTATTATAAAAACGAAAGCTGTTAAAAAAATGAGTTGCCAAAACATTTATAATAAGTGGCTAAATTAAATTAAGTTAAATTAGTTAGAATACATCAAACCACCCATACCGTTTTCTATGCGAAGGACGTTGTAGTTGACGGCGTATAAAGTCTTATCGAAGTTTTTGTTATCGGAAACGATTCTCGCCGAATCGAGTCTACTGAAGTTGAGGGACCCGGTTGGTTGGAGCTTAGCTGTATTGAGACAAAATGGTAAGAGAATTGTAGAATGAAATTCACCTGCTGTACAATAGCCATAATCTGTGTGATACCAGAATGGGGTTTCTGCAAAGTGTGGTACGACAGTTTTATAATCTCCTACATCTACACCGTTTATTTGGAGTTTGAGTTTTGTTCTATCTGAAGAAGTGTCTGCCATATTAGTAGAAGTTGTGGAAACTAAGTATTTTATTGGGTGATTAAATGGTAATTCTTGTATTTTGGAATTCGAAGGAATGACTTTTTGAACTTGAGTAATGAGCATATTTTGTGGTGCGGAAGACAAAGCGGTACGCTCATCCGTATCGAGGTGAATGAATTGGGCATAAACTTCCGCATCAGATGTAGTGTTACTACCCCATGTAATTCGTAATTCAACATCGTGGTATTGGAGTGCGACCAATGGTAAAGCCGACTGAGCGTCTTCACAGAACGAAAATCGGAGTGGATAAAAACTTTTTGGTACGAATGGTTCCAGTCTAGCTTTAGAAGCTGTTTGGGATACAACTCTTTCTGCGTGTAATGCGGAAAATGTATAATCTTGTTCGTCAATAACTTGACCACCTATTAAGAGTTCAACTTTCGAAATACGATCAGACCAATCGGTAATGTTGCCGGCTCTGTTAGCAATGTAGACATACCCAAGCATGTCCCCCTTTCTTTCGAAGCGGACGGTGGACATACCATTGGCACTTGGGTTGCCCTGGATAACTTGTCTTTCGACAGTTTGGGCGAAATTCGTGTGACGTTTATAGTTAGATCTAAAGAATGAAACTTCGGGCTGACCGACGAGGTGCGCATCTTGGGCACCTATAGCAACGAGTTGAGCAATACCTCCAGACATATTTTATATTATAGTAAGGTTTTATTTTTTTAAATTACGAAAACCCGATTGCATTCATATAAATGTTCCCGTAAAGGTTCGATAGGGTCATGAGTGCGTGTTTATCTTGGGTGACCGAAACATTAGATGTCATGGAATAAAAGTTGACGTTCGTCATGGTGGATGAAATGTTTATGTCACCTCCACTCGCGAGTATAGGTATAACGATCTGTGCACCTGTTATGAGATTGGAGAATACGAGATTCGAAACGTCGGTTGTAGAGACGACGAGTGGTGCTGTTCCATAGGTTTTTTCTTTTGCATCGACCGTTATAGTACCCGAAGCTATTGAAGCTGATATGTCTGTGTTCGTTAATTTAATATTCTGTGAAGTTGTGTTCCCTGAAACTGATATAGTATTTGCTGTGATAGCGTTTGATTCTATACCTTCAATTTGAAGTACATTAGAAGTTACATTTGATCCTGATGCTGAACTTACAATATCGTCTAAACCAAACGGTGATGCCGCTATGGTTAATTCACCTAGAGTAATGTTATTCGCGGAAATGTTACCTCCAACCGTGAGTACATTGGAACCGTATGTATTTATTATCAAATTTGAACCAATGAATACGTTTGCATCTTGTTCGGTTATGTTTTGGAACGACGAACCACCTTGACCCCCAGAATCATAAATTTGACCTGTTGTCGTATCGTATGATAGAACGTTTCGTGTTGGGGATGCGTAATTTGGATCGAGTTGTATTGTATCTACTACAAAAAACCCGTTTTTGGAGCCTGATGTTAAAGATTGTAATGTAATCTTATCATCGAATGCGATGTTTGAAGCTATTTTTATACCGGCTGTTGCATTTGAGAACTGGACAACGTTGGATGTTACGTTATCAACATTCACTACATCGTGTAAGTTTGGTGTTGCCGTTTGTATACCTGTAAGCTGGGAACCGTTACCGAACAAGTAATTTGCTTCTACGTTACCATATACATTCAAAGTGAAATCTTGACCTTGTTTTATAGTTATATCAGAATCACCTGCGTGATTATCGGTAAAACCTATAGCAAACTCCGTTCTATTTTGGTCGTACCCTACGTATACATTGTCTGTATCAGATGGGCGCGCAAGTAATAAACCGGAATCGACTGACGCTGATGCATCGCCAAGTTGAATAATTGGATCTTTAACAACGAGATTTTCGGTGTTTACGGTTGTTGTTGTACCACCTACGAGTAAATTACCCGTAATTTCTGTATCACCTTCGACCCGTAAATCATAACCATTAAGATCATATGCACCTGTACCTACATAAATATTGGAAGCACTTATAGTGTTTGCACCCTTGATAGTACCATACATTCCGTTCGTAGAAACAACATTATCAGCGACAACATTACCATTCAAAGTAATTACACTTACATTATCCCCCGAGACATTACCATTCAAAGTAATTACACTTACATTATCCCCCGAGACATTACCATAAAGTGTAATTGCATTCACATTATCCCCCGAGACATTACCATTCAAAGTAATCACACTTACATTATCCCCCGAGACATTACCATAAAGTGTAATTGCATTCACATTATCCCCCGAGACGTTACCATAAAGTGTAATTGCATTCACATTATCCCCTGAGACGTTACCATTCAAAGTAATCACACTTACATTATCCCCTGAGACGTTACCATAAAGTGTAATTGCATTTACATTATCCCCTGAGACGTTACCATAAAGTGTAATTGCATTCACATTATCCCCCGAGACATTACCATTCAAAGTAATCACATTTGCAGTGTCTCCAACAACATTACCATTCAAAGTAATCACATTTGCAGTGTCTCCAACAACATTACCATTCAAAGTAATTGCCGTCAAATCACCGTGTACCACAGTTAAGTTATTTTGAACTAATGTATTACCTAGTATATCAAAGGTAATTACATGGTCAGGATCTTGGTAATGCAAAATATGATCATCTGTAAATGTATTTTGTGTATACCCTAACGAAAACCTATGTTCATCTGCATGGTAAATTAAAGCAACATTGGCATAATCACTATCATCTTTGTGTTCCATCAAAATACCCATATCGAGGTTGTGAACTGCATTATTTGCACCCAAACCAAAAATTCTATCTTGTATAACAACATTATTTGATGAAAAAGTTGTTGCGTTACCAGTAAACGTTAAATTACCAGTAAATTCGGCTTCTGCTGCATCTATAACATATTTACCTCCTGTTGTTACATATACAGGTGCTTTAATAAGATCACCTGTATTTTTATCAGCCATTGTTAGATAATTGTTTGTTGGATCCGTTAAACCAGAAATGAAAATATTACTTCCAACGTGAACATTACCACTCGATATGAAACCGGTTGTTGTGTGTGTTGATTGTATGGTATTTTGCGTCGAGTTACTCCACGACGTAACCATATCCAAAGTTTGGTTATTTGCACTCAAATTTGAAGCGAGTATCTTTTTGAGTTCATTACCTGTGCTGTTTACGTAGACGTAAGTTGGCTGTGCATAAACTTCCTCTGCGTTCGGAATATCATTCGAACGACCAACACCCGTAACAAGAATTTTCTCACCGGATTTAACAACTATACCAACGTTTTGTATTTTATCCGTGTTATTAAACGGGACTGTATTCATTAACCCACCGGGTGTGGTGTTACTTACATAAAGTATTTCACCTTTTTGAAAATTCGTGTCAAACGTCATACCAAACGTACCAAAAGTAACGACGTGTCCGTTATTGTTTTGGTTTATAGAACCATCCATAACAATACCTATAGCAGGCATGGTTGAAGCGCTCGATGAATCCGCTTTTCTTACTTCGGGTGTATCTCCCGAACCATCGTGTATATAAACAACATCACCTTTTGAAAGTGCTTCACCCGCTTTTACTTCTATGGAAGTAAAATCTATATAATCGTCTATCCAGTTCCCATCGATATAAAGTAAACTTTTATGATCATTCGGGTCTGTTATGATGACATTAGAGAGCTGGTTGAGTTTAACACCTACATTAGACGTAAGATCGGTCGTAAACGCCGTGTGTGCGTTTGTAAACTGAACCGTATTTGATGTCGTATTACCCGCATCCGTAACTTGTTGAAGAGTGACGTTCGAGAGAATACCACCGTCACCTTTAAAGAATCCGGACGTTGTTTCTATATTGTTTGTTACGTATACATTATCTGCAATGACATTGCCATAAAGTGTAATCACGTCTACATTATTCCCAACGACGTTACCGTTTAGTGTAATGGCTGTTAATTCACCCGACGTGAGTGTTATGTTGTTTTGTGCTATTACGTTACCGTAAACGTGTAAATCTATGACGTTCGCCAAATCGGGTGTGATTTCGGTATCTAAAGAATTGTTTAGTGTGTAGCCGATCATTATTTCTTTTTCGTCGCCTCTAAAAGTTACAGTTGGACTCGCATTACTGTTGGGTTGTTTCATGATAATACCAATATCTGTCGATGTTTCAGTGTTATTGTTTGCGAGACTTATAACGGCATCTCCGAAAGTTGTATTTATTGTATCAATTGTTGTTGTTGTACCTTCGACGAGGAGGTTACCTTTTACGTGTGCATCTTTTTGTACGGTAATATAGTCTGTTTTCGTGTAATTCGATACGTTTACGTTCCCCGTAACTTCGACGACGTTTGACCCTAATGTATCCATGATAAGATTAGACCCAACCAAAGCTTTTCTTGAGGTAAACGTGTTCCCCGTAACTTCGACGACGTTTGACCCTAATGTATCTATAGTAACATTCGACCCAACTAATGCTTTTCTCGAAGTATACGTATTGCCCGTAACCTCGACGACGTTTGACCCTAAAGTATCTATAGTAACATTCGAACCAACGAGGACTTTTCTCGAGGTAAACGTGTTCCCCGTAACTTCAATGACGTTCGACCCTAGTGTATCTATAGTAACATTAGAGCCAACTAAAGCTTTTCTCGACGTATACGTATTCCCCGTAACTTCGACGACGTTTGACCCTAATGTATCCATAACAAGGTTCGAACCAACCAAAGCTTTTCTTGAGGTATACGTGTTCCCCGTAACTTCGACTACATTTGACCCTAGTGTATCTATAGTAACATTCGATCCAATTAAAGCTTTTCTCGAGGTAAACGTGTTCCCCGTAACTTCGACGACATTGGAACCTAATGTATCAATAGTCACGTTTGAACCGACTAAGGCCTTCCTAGATGTATACGTATTACCGGTCACAACTAATACGTTTGAACCTACCTCGTCTACGAACAAATTTGAACCAACATCTAACGTGTGTACAGGTAAAGAGTTTGCTATACCAACATTACTCGCCGTGATTAAAGATGTACCACTTTTATTAAATTCAACTGTTTTAGAAGCGGCTGTATTACCTTGTAAAATAATATTGTCTAGAGTCAAGTTTGATAAAAAGTAACTATCACCGTGGTAAAATGCGGCACTGACATTACCGGTCGTACTAAACGCATTTATGGATTCAGATGGGTGTTGTAAAAACGTACTCGAGCCTAGACTTAAACCTGTTATAGTTGGATTATTGTTAGATAAACCAATATGGTCTAATGTAATCGAATCTGTATTTATTCTACCTGCGACTTGAATTTGATTAGTTACACTAGAATCTATTAAAATAGAAGGACCCACGCGTACTTCACCTCCTTCAGTTACGTGAAATTGTGAACCTACATCAAGTGCGTGTGTAGGACTCGTATTTTGTATACCGACATTACCAGTTGTTACAAACGCGGTCGTTGGATTTATAAATTCTAAAGTATTCGACGTAACGTTACCTCTTTGAGATACAAACTGTAAATTTGCGTTAAATAAATCAGCACTCGCCGTGTTAGAGTTGACTATTTCTTTCGTGACTGTGTTATAACTCAAAACTGTTATTTCTGGTACAGACGGATCGACTGTTCGCATAGGTGTTATGTAAACACCCCCTGCAGTTGAAGCATCTATGGCTACATTAGAGGCATTGAAAACGATCGTATTTTCAGCCTGGTCGTCCGTAGCGTGTTTACCAAACCGGATTTTGGTAGACCGCTCGATGGTAGGTATGTTTTTAACCATTTAATATAGGTGTGTATTTTAATTTGCGTAAGTGAGGCCGGCCATGCCATTTTCGATACGAAGTATATTATAGTTAACCGCGTATATGGGATCGTTAATGGTCATGGTCTCACTTATAATTTTTGCTGAATCTAATCTACTGAAATTAAGTGTTCCCGTTGGTTGAAGTGAACTTGTTGATAAGCAGAAACAGTGTAAAAAGAAATCGGGTGACGTAACAAACGTCGTGTGATAATAATTGGGTATTTCCATGAAATGAGGTTTACCAAACTTAAAATTGCATATATCGAGTCCGTTTATTTCTATTTTTATCTTGTTTGTATCGGATGTAAGTGCACCACCCGTTGTTGTATCCGAACACGCGAGATACTTTACTGGGTGGTTAAACGTGAGTTCTTGTGTGAGTTCTCTGGAAGGAATACTTTTTTGTACCTGGGTAATGATTAACTCGTGATTTCTAGAGGCAAAATTACCACGTTCTTCGTTATCTAAGTAATAGTAGTTAGAATAACAATCAAATTCATAATTACCTGCATCTGGTCCCCAGTAAATTCTAATTTCAACTTCGTGATAATGCATTGCTATTATTGGTAAAGCACACTGTGGACCTTCACAGAAGAAGAAACGTAAAGGGTAGAAGTAGGAACGTGCGCTTACACCTGGGTGTGTACCTAAGGCGCTTTTCGATATATTGTTTGCAAACGTATCTATGGCGATCTTTTCCGTAAAAACAGCGTCCTGTGTATCTATGACTTGACCACCTATGAGCAGTTCGACTTTGTCTATGAGAGTATCCCACCTTTGGATATCGAGTGCCTTTGTGTTATTGTGTATCGTGAAATACGTGTAACCTAAAAGATCACCGGACCTTGTAAACTTGACCGATGACATAGCGTTACTTTTCACAGCTCCTTGTATCGTTTGTTTTTCTATGGATTGTGAAAAGTTAGAATGCCTTTTAAATGTTGAATTAAAAAACGATATTTCCGGTTTTCCCATAATGTGTTCGTCTTGAGCACCTACGGCAATGAGTTGAACTACACCAGAAGACATTTATAATAAGAAAAGGTTAAAAAACGTCCTGAAATTATTCATAGGATAAATTTCTTTTTTTGCATACAAATCTAAAAACAAAAACTGCGTCACCACAGTCTGCGGCTGAACCGTCTTGTTTATCTAAATTGAATGTCAATCTATCGATCTTTCGAATGGGATTATAATATTGTTGAATGATTGGATACTCATTTCTAAAAAATACGGCTTTTTGAGCACCTGAAGCTGCGTGTAATTTGTGTTCACATACAATAGTACCAAAAATGCCGTTTAAGTGATTATCTGCATCACTAAGATCATTTTTACCACGTTGACTGAAGTACGTCTTGAGTTCTTCTATGCCTATATGTATACACCTTTGAGTATCACCGGTAGTGTTAATACTCGCGGCTAACAACTGTGCCTGAACAACGTTCTCTAGTGGGGTTGGTAAATACAATGTAAAGTCAGTATCACTGGTAGTATCCAGGTTATCGAGTACAACTGTGTGGTGTTCACATTCGAAATCAGGTAATGTTGATTGACTAGTCACTAAAGCCATTTATATATACCGGAGATTTTACTTCATCTTATAATTCAATTGTCCGTTGACCATTTCCTGTCCCCCACAAACACCGCCTCGGCTATCCGAGTAGTACGATTTACCGAGGCACTCTTCCTTGGATTCGAGATCGAAAATAGAACCTTCGTTTACGGTCTCTATTTCTACTGGGCTGTAATAACTTTTCTTTGGGTTCAGTAGTTGAAGAACCCACAAGATTACGAATATGACGACTATTGCCCTGAGAGCATTTTTATTTGTGTTGTTGAGTTTCATTATTTGTTATGAACTGAGATTTTTTTATAAAGTGCGTTAAAGAAATTATAATAGTTTCAATATAAAGAGTAATGGACGGAGAGATTATTCTTAATCGTGGCGATACTAACGTTATGAAACTAGATGATAACGAACAAGCACTCATGAACGAGATAGAAATAGAAGTTCCTAGACCCCAGCCTGTTAGAAAACAGATGCCTAGACAAAAAACACAATTTGTTCCGCCACAGGCGCAGTATTTTCAGGAAGATATAGACTCTTTCGCGAACCCGAATAAACAAAACCCACCATCCGCTCCACCCCCAGAAGAACCTGTCGATTACGGTGAATACGACAATGAACCAGATATGGACTACGGGGGAGGGGGAGGAGGATACGTCATGGAAGAGGAAGAAGAAAAACCTTCACCTGGTTACAAAACTATCGACGAAGAAAAAGCGGATCTCGTAAACAAACTTGGGCGTTTGGAAAAAAAGGGGTTTACTGTGAACAAGCGTTTAAATGTTTATTCCCCCGTAGATGAACTTAGAAACGAAGTTAAGCGAATAACATATAGCATAGACGTCGATAAGTCTATAAAGTTTTCGAGACGCATGCTTATTGCGTGTACAACAGGTCTCGAGTTTTTGAACAAAAAGTATAACCCGTTCGAGATTCAACTCGACGGTTGGTCCGAGAATGTTATGGAAAACGTTGACGATTACGACGAAGTTTTCGAGGAACTTTACGTAAAGTATAGGACAAAAATGCACGTTGCACCCGAAGTTAAGCTCATTATGATGCTTGGTGGTTCGGCAATGATGTTCCACTTAACGAACAGTATGTTCAAATCAGTCATGCCTAATATGAACGACGTGATTAAACAAAACCCAGGACTTGTTCAGAACATGATGTCTGCGGTTCAGAACACGGTGTCTAAATCTCAACAACAAGGCACGTCGAACGACGTTCCGAACGAAGGTGGTGGAGGTGGGAGACACGAAATGCAAGGACCAGGGTTTGACATTTCGAGTCTCATGGGTAATATAATGATGCCTCCACAACCACCCATGAATACGACAAGTTTGGAAAGAAGAGAAGAACCCGAGATCGATATGGAAGACGATATTTCGGATATAGCTGAACCACCAGTATCAGAAGACGTCGCCGATGAAGACGGCGAAGTTCGAGAAGTCAAAGTTACTCAGACCAAGTCTAAAAGAGGTGGTGGTCGAAAGAAAAAGTCAGTCGAAATTAATTTGTAAACATAGTATAGTATAGATGATAGCTTATTGTCCTCTAGATGAAGAACCCTTCGAAAGACCAACCCCCAACAGGGTTCGTCCGACGATGGAGGTTGTTACTAGTAGAACACCATCACCAAAAACACATAGTAAGGTTTTGGGTAGAGACAATACAGAGTGTAATTACGTTGTTATGTTTTTCATCGCGGGTGTTGTAGCTCTCGCGTTAATAGATTCGCTTCCGAGAAAGTAAAAGTAAAAAAACTTTCTACCATTGTGACTTTTTCCAGAATGGTAAAAATGGGTTCTTTATATTATATTATATAAAGAAATGTCGGTTGGTTCTTCACCGGATTTATATAATATATTAAACACTATACTTCAAGATACGGCGCCTCATAGTATGTCTGAATTGTATAGTATAAGTTTTACAGATGGAACTTCATCAGTTTCATCCGGTACAATAAGTTTGCTTAGTTTTCAGAATAAAACTATTAATACTGGTGGTACGGGTGGTACGTATACGTATAGTTCGGGTTTTGAATGGGGGTATTACAATGATAATTATCATTCCGGTGGGTATTCGGGAGCACAAACTTGGTTCAGTTCACGAACACCTGTTTATACACATGCTTCACCCGGTAGAAGTCGTGTCACGGACTTTACAAATATAAGTACAGCTTCAAGTGGACAAACTTCAGTTAACGGTGATGAAACGTATTCGTATTTATGGACTGGATATTTTAAAGCACCTATTACAAGTAC